TAGAATGGTGTAAGTTAGAGTTACAAACAAGAATCGGAATCTAAAAATGGAAATCACCATCAACAACTACAACCCCAATCAGGATCTGGTTGAGGCAGTGGTGCATTACAGAGAAACAGTGGATGGACATGGTTTTGCTGCGCAGGTCAATGTTTGGGTCAAAGCCTCGGATTCACGCAAAGAGATTCGCGCCCTTGCAGCCGAGGCAGCACAAAAGTTTCTACAGCGTGCGATATCGGCCCAGACCGCCGCAAATCCTCCACAATAAATTTCACGATTCGACTCGCTTCCTCCGGGCTGAAAACTGGATCAACGGTCGGTGCTGCACGGGTGCTTTGTGATTCCATTTTTTTGGCCTTTGGTGGTGGGTTTAGGTTTGGTTAATTTGTTTCTGGTGTGAATTATCAGAGTTTTTCTTCTGTTTTACAAGATTTATTTCACGTGTCTGAAAATATTTTTTTTGAAGCGGGTCAGCGCATTCGAGCGCTACGCGGCGAACTGACACAGGTTGGCTTTGCAAAACGCATTGGCGTGAGCTCGAAAGCCGTTGAAGGCTGGGAGGCTGGTGCAAGCCTGCCGTCTGGCGCGTCATTGCTGCGCATGCGCGAGGCCTTCGGGGCGGACATCAATGTGATCTTGACGGGCCAGACAGGTGGTGTCGCCCCCGAACTGCGGCCCGACGAAGACCAGCTGCTAGCCCACTACCGCGCCGCCCACTCGGACGCCCGCGAGCGCATCCGCCAGATTGCCGCCACCGCAGCCAACAGCCCCAAGCGCGGGGCCAAGCTGGCAGATCCGGCCGAGGCCAAGCCAGCCAAACCCCGCACGGTAGTCAACATTGGCACGCAGCACGGCAGCAGCTACTCAGCGGGCGACGGCGGCATCATCAATATGGGCAACCTGGGCGACGTGCTGTTTGGCAAGCCGCCAAAAAAAGGCAGCCCGCCGTAGCGGGACTATTTTTTAACCAAGGGAGGAGAAAGATGGAAATGATCAGAGTCAGCTCAAGCGCTATCAGCGCCGTGGGCTACGAGCCAAGCACGCAGCAGCTGCAAATCAAATTCACCCAAGGACACACCTACACGTTTTGCCGGGTGCCCGCTGCCGTGCATGAAGGCCTGATGCGTTCAGGCTCCAAGGGCAGTTATTACGCCGATCACATCAAGGACCGGTATCACTGCTGACAACACCGAACGCCGCCTCTAGCACCGCCAGTTGCGCCATTTCGGGGTTGTGGTCGATACGCCAGCTGGTGTCGGTCACTTGCGCCTCGGGCAGGTCGGTGGCCACACAGCCATGGCTGGCACACAGGGCCTTGCCAATGACGCGCAGGGCGTGCTCAATGTCGGCAGTTTTAAGGCTTGAGTTCATGGCATGCGCTCCAGGAAGGGATGGGGCCGATTGTCTGTGATGAATGATTTTGGGAGTTAGGAAAACTATGACAGTTTTGAATATTGGCACCTTGCATGGCCACGTGCTCGCGGGCGACTTGCACGCCCATGGCCCCGTGCATCTGCACACTACCGTGGTGCATCACCAGGCACCGTTCGCGCTGCAGGCGCCGCCCGCGCCGCAAGCGCGAAGGGGCCAACGCACGAAGGACGGGCCGCCCATCACCACGGCGCAAAAAGAGTTGCTGGAGCTGATGCGCCCGTTGCCCAAGCCGGTGCGCAATGAGGTGATGGCCTGGATGCGCACCGAGTTCGGCACCGCACTGGTGATGGCGCTGGAGCCGCGTGAGCTGCATTGCGCGCGCCAGCAAGTGTTGGCCGTGCGCCGAACGGCTGGGGTTTGATGTGATTGATGGACGACTTTAAACAGGGAGGGCAATCGTCATGTGGTTATTTCTTACGCTCTTAGGAGTGGCTGGCATTGTGTTGTGGTGGAAGCAGGCAGCAAAGCGAGGCCGTGAGGGGGCGCCACCGCAATCGACGGTCATGTCCACGGGAAACACTCACCGCAAAAAATCAGATACAACAGCACGCCTATGCGTAACAGCGACGGACGAAAACGGGGGTCCTGTCAGCGCTCATGATCCAAGGGTTGTTGAGGTGACGGGGCACCCGGTTTTTGTCGAACTCTCCCCTATGCTTGCAGTAGGCGATTGGGGCGCCGCAAGACGGTTCTTGCAAAAAATTGCCTATGGCATAAACACAGCTTCAGTGGATGACCAGCGCATCTTCAAGAAGATCATGACGATCTTTGCTGAGGCCGACCCGTTGTACCAGCAGTGCATGAGAGGTATCCGACCTTTCATTGAAGCAAGTCCCGGCATCAAGCAAACGGCGCTTTACCCGCACATGGCGGCGGCGCCAGATACGGAGCATTGCCGATACGTTTTGTACTTTGCCGATGAGCTGGGTGACATCGTTCGGCGCAAGAAGGGAAACAGTTACGAAGTTTTCCTACCGGGGCAGGAAATGCCTGTCAAAACGAAGCAACCAAAGCGGGAGTTGACATGAGTGACACAGGTTCTTTTGTCCTGCAACATTTTTTCAGCCAACATCTGGCCGAGGGTTGGCAGTCGCAAGATGTTGTCTACCTTGACGGCTGGCAAACGGTTGAGGCGCTGTGGCCCATGATTGAGGTCTTTCGGCCCCACTTTGCGCAGATCCGCAGCCTGCCCTATCTGCAGTCCAATGAGCAAGAGGCCGACCAGGCCTTATGGGTGCTGGCCAATGGCGGGCATTGGTCTGCCACCGAACCAAGCCCCGGTGCGTGGAGGGTATTGTTTGAGCGCCATACGCAGTCCATTACCGTGGCGGCAGCAAACCATGCTGCTGGTAACTCCAAGCTCTTGCCACTTCCTATCGAACTTGCCTCAAAGCATCACACGATTGCTGCAATGCTGTTTTTGCAATGGGCCATGGTGTTGCCGTTGCCGCCAACGAATGCGCCAACTTTCCCATGGCCTGAAGGTGCCCAGCCGGAAAGCTTGCTGCAACACTGAAGGCCCTGGCACGGGTGGTGTCAATGATGTGTTTCATTTTTTCAGCTCGCATTTGTAAGTTTTGTCGCCTACATAGAACGCGCCCAGCCGCTCACATTCGGTAGCGACGGTGCTATGCGCGTTGGTGTAGCCATTTTGGTAGGCGATGGCTATCACGAATGCGCTGACTAGGAAAACTATTAATCCACCCATAAATCAATCCGTCTCGCACGGCGCAGCCAACTCTAGCCGCATTGATGCAGCACCAGCAAAAAAGGCGGCTCGATAACACTCAAAACGACTGGGCTCACGGTGCTCGTCGTAATTGAATGTATGAACAAACCGATTGAATTCACCTTTCAGGCTATCCTGCGAAATGGACTGCTCTACAGAAGTTGAATCCGGCGTGCAATGCATGTTAGTGCTCCATTTTTGGTAGGCGACAGTAACTCATAGCCCGGCCAGTCGTTCCATTTTTGCAAGCCAGCGGCAACCGGCTTGCTCTGCGCATTGTTCCGGATGCCCCATGCTGTGACAATCGCATGCCGATGGCGTTTGCGCAGGGTCAGTTTTCTGCATCTCTTTTTCAGGAGCGTGGCGATTGGATTTGCGCCAACACCGCCACGCTGGCCGGGTGATGACCCCGGCCAAGTAGCAGCCAGCAGCCAGGATCAACACCGTGGAGATGTTGAGCAGCAGCATGTTATTTGGCCACCGTGTCTTCGTCACTGCAGCCAACCAGCTCTTTTCGGTAGCCGCAATATCGCGTGACCTCCTTGAAGCCGCCAGCGAGTTGCGGCACCAGCCCTTTGCAGGTGACCAGTCCGTTGAAGTTGCTGTCGCTGGGGCGGCATTCCAGGAACGAGCCGCGCTCTTTGGTCAGGGTCCCGTCTTTGGTTTGCACGGGGAATTCTTTTTCAAAGAAGGCTTTTGCATTGGTCTGTGCCAGCGGGCGTTCGTCAGCTGTTAGCGCGTGTACGTTTTCTGTGACTTGCTGGGCGATCTTTTCCTCTGCTGTTTTGCCGCCGCAAGCGGTCAGGCCGGCGAGGCCCGCCATGAAGGCCGCAGCAAAAATACAAAGGGTGAGTTTTCGGAAGGTAGATTTCATGAGTTTTCTGGTGGATTGAGGGTTTAAGAGACTCAAGTTTCAGCGCAGCACCAGGCGCCGTAATGTGCCCTCGTTCCGATTATTGTTTCGCGCGCGCGCGGCACAGTGCAGGGTATGAACTTTGACAACCGCTCCCTGATCGCCGTGCTGGTGCTGTCTGCAGCCGGGCTGGTGGGTATTGTCGTGGATGAGGGTTACACCTCGCGCGCCGTGCCTGACCCGGTCAAAGGTAAAGCCGTTCCGACCATTGGCTTTGGCACCACGGACGGCGTGCGCATGGGTGACACCACCACCCCGCCCAAAGCGCTGCAGCGTGCGCTGCGCGACGTGCAGCAGTTTGAGGGCGCCTTGCGCCAGTGCGTGCATGTACCGCTGCACCAGCATGAGTACGACGTCTATGTGAACCTGGCCTACAACATTGGCCGGGGCAAGTCGGGCGTGGTGGACGGCTTTTGTGAGTCCAAACGCGGGGGCCCGAGCACGCTGGTGCGCCGGCTCAATGCGGGTGACTACATCGGCGCCTGCGATGCCATTCTGGATTGGCGCTATGTGGGCGATGTGGATTGCAGCACGCCCGGCAACCGCCAGTGCTCCGGCCTGTGGGAGCGCCGCCTGCGCCTGCACCGCCAGTGCCTGGGGCAGGCCGTCATTGCGCGTTCCGTCCCCGTCATTGCGAGCGAAGCGCGGCAATCCATGGAGGTCAAACGATGAGCAATTTCATGCCCCCCTGGTTGCTTGCCGCCGCGCTGACGCTGGCCTGGGGCGCAGGCTGCTTTTACGGCGGCTACCAGTACAGCGACAACGCCTGGCAAGCACGCCAGGCGAAGCAGGTGCAGGCCCAGGCGCTGGCAGATCAGGCCGAGCAGTTGCGCAGCCAGGCAGCAGCGCGTCAGGCCATTGATGAGCAGCTGGCACTGCAAAAAAGTTATGCGGATTTAAAGGAGAAGTTTGATGCATTCACAAATCGAGGCCCTTTGGTGGTTTGGCGTAATGGTGGCCGTGCTGCTTGTCCCGCTGGCGTTGTGCCTGGTGGTGCTGTGGCTGCCGCGCGCAAACCCGAAGCGCAAGGTGATGGCGGGCCGGGTGCTGTCGCTGATGATGTTGGCGCTGCTATCAGCCTTAGTGCTGGTGCTGTCTGGATGTGGAACAGCGCCCTTGCCGGCACCGACATGCCTGCAGGTGCCTGCGGAGCTGCTGACCCCGCCAACCCCGCCTGTGCTGTTGATGCCGGGGTCAGCATTGCCGCCGCCTGGGCCAATCACACGGCCAACGCCCAAAGCTGCGCCAAAGACCGGCTCATACACCAGCGTTTGATTGACTACGTTACAGCAGCACAGGGCACGCCATGATTGTTGAATTCAATTTGTCAAACATTATTTGGGTGGTGATTGCCGGCATTGGTGGCCTGTGGGCGCTGGTGAAGATCATCGCCATCCAGTTCAAGGGTGAAATCAAGCGCGATTTGCAGGAACACTTTCGGGTGCAAGGCGTGACCAACACCGCCCAGTACAACATGCTGAATTCGCGGCTTGAAACACTGGATGCAGCGGCCAAGCTTGATACCGGACAGTGGCAACGCGTGGAGCGCGAGCTGCTCACCCTGAAGGCCGACATGCCCGTGCACTACGTGCGCCGCGAAGACTACATACGCGGGCAAAGCACTCTGGAGGCCAAGGTGGACGGTGTCGGCATGAAGCTGGAAAACGCCTTGCTGCGCGCGGCCGCCGCCAAATCAAATTTGTAACCGGAGAATTGCATGCCTGACATTGATCACGCCCGCCTGCGCCGCGAAGCCCTGCGCTGGCTCATTTTGCTCACGCTCAACAACGCCCGCCCGATCGGCGCCTATGAGGGTCTGATCCTGACAGTGGCGCAAAGCGAGTACCCCGACGCCACCGCGCTGGAGCTGCGCCGCGAAATGGACTACCTGCATGACCGCGAACTGATCAAGGTGGACAAACAGCCCAGCGGCCGCTGGCACGCCGAGCTGAGCCGCTTTGGTGTGGACGTGGCCGAGTACACCGTGACGTGCGAGCCCGGCATTGCCCGGCCCGCCAAGTACTGGTAAGGCCATGGGCCGCAAGAGCACTATTTCACGGCTGCCGCCAGAGATTAAAAGCGCCATTGAGGGACATCTGGCAGACGGCCGGCTCACGCTGGTGCAGATCATTGAGGCGCTGCACGCGCAGTTTCCAAAGCAGGCCGCGCAGGGCACGCTGCCCAGCCGCTCTGCGGTGCAGCGCTACGGCCCCAAATTGGAGCGCCGGCTGATTGCAGTCAAGGCGTTCACCGAGGCCGCTGGCGCCATTGATGCCCACGCCAAAGACCCGGGCGACAGCCGCAGTGCCGCACTCACAGCCATCGTGCAGCAAGAGCTGTTTGACGCGATGATCAATTTGGGCGATGCCACCGACCCCGACGTGGACCCGGCTGACCGCATTGCCATGCTGAGCGCCGCCGCAAAAAACATTGCCACCCTGGCGCGCAGTAGCGTCAACACCAAACAGTATCAGGCCAAGATTGCCGCTGAGGCGCGCGCCGAGTTGCTGGCCGAACAAGAAGTCACCCTGCAAGAGGTTGCCAAAGCGCAGGGCATGGATGCAGCCCAGGTGGACTTTTGGCGGCAGAAGTTTTTGGGTATCAAAGCCTGATGGCCTCGGTTGTCCAGCCCCTTGGCACCACGCTGCGCGTGTTGGAGTGGGACGACTTGCCCGCCAGCGTGCGCATGATTCAGGATGGGTTTAACCCGCTGGATGACGGTGTGCTGATGTTGCACCAGCGCCAGGTGGCGGCGCTGCAGGCGTCCATCATTGCGGTGCCCAAGGGGCGGCGTACCGGCATTACCTTTGGCACGATGCTGGACAAGACGCTGGTGGCGGCGGCGCGCAAGTCTGCCGGGGGCGACAACGTGTTTTACATTGGCGACACCAAGGAAAAGGGCCTGGAGGCGATTGGCTACTGCGCCAAGTTTGCCAGGGTGATTGCGCAGGCGCAGGGCCAGGGTGTGTCCGGGGTGGAAGAGTTCCTGTTTGAGGACCAAACCGACGAGGGGCGCACGCGCCACATCACGGCGTACCGCATTCGCTTTGCCAGTGGTTTCCAGGTGTGTGCGTTGTCCAGCCGCCCGGCCAATATTCGCGGCCTGCAGGGGCATGTGGTGATTGACGAGGCGGCGTTTCACCCGGACGTGCAGGGTGTGCTGGACGCGGCCGCTGCGCTGTTGATTTGGGGCGGCAAGATCATGGTGATCAGTTCGCACAATGGCAAAAACAATCCGTTTGCGCAGTTTTGCCGCGACATCGAGGCCGGGCAGTACGGCACCGACGCCACCGTGGTGACCGTGACGTTTGATGATGCCGTGGCCAATGGGCTGTACGAGCGGGTGTGCTTCATGAAGGGCACCCAGCCCACGGCAGAGGGCAAGAAGACCTGGTACGCCAAGATTCGCAACGGTTACGGGGTGCGCAAGTCGGCCATGCGCGAGGAGCTGGATGCCATACCGCGCGACGGCAATGGCGTGTGCCTGCCGGGCGTGTGGATTGAGCAGGCCCAGGTGCTGCCGCAAACGTGTGTGCTGCGCCTGGCGCTGGATGATGATTTTGTGCACAAGAGTTTGAAGGAGCGCGATGCCTGGGTGGCGGACTGGATTGGCCGCTACCTTGACCCCGCGCTCAAAAGGCTGGACCCGACTTTGCGCCATGTGTTTGCACAGGACTACGCCAGGCACCGCGACTTTTCCTCCTTTGGCGTGCTCTCGGTAGGTATGGGTTTGCGCCGCCAGCTCCCGCTGGCAATCGATATGCACAAAGTTCCGGCACGTCAGCAGATGCAGATCATTTGGCACGCCATTGACCGCATGCCCAACCGCTGCGGCGGCGCGATGGATGCCACCGGGTCTGGTGAGACCACGGCCGAGTACACGGCAGACAGGTATGGCCACTCGCACGTGCACCAGATCAAGCTGAACCGGGGTTGGTACGGCACCTGGATGCCCAAGCTGGTTCAGGCTTTTGGGGATGGCGTGATTGATATCCCTGCAGACCCAGACATTGCTGGCGATTTGCGCGCAATTGAAGAGGTGGACGGTATTGCCATGGTGAGCAAGCTGCGCCGCGAGGACGTGAAAGACCCCGACTTGATGCGCCACGGTGACAGTGCCGTGATGCTGGTGTTGGGCTGGTTTGCCACGCTGAACATGAGTGCGGCAATAGCCTACGAGGCGGCGGTTGAGCGGCCGCGTGGTTTTGACAACATTGGCGACGGTGACCAGGACGTTGACGATCTGGGTTTTCCCGAGCCGCAGGCGACCTGGTGAGCGCCGCATAAGGAACAAACATGGCTACTTCCCGTATTCTTGGTCTGGACGGCCAGCCGATCAATTTGCCCGACCTGGAGGAACCCCAGACGGCACGCCTGGGCGCGCTGCAGCACGAGATGCAGTCGCACCCCACGCGCGGACTCACGCCAGCCAAGTTGGCGCGCATTCTTGACCAGGCTGAAACGGGGGATATCACCGCCCAATCGGACCTGTTTGAGGACATGGAAGAGAAGGATGGGCACATTGGCAGCGAAATGAGTAAGCGCCGAGGTGCTTGTGTGCTGGAGTGGGATGTTGTACCCCCAACCAACGCGAGCACGGCTGAAAAAAAGAATGCCGAGCTGCTGAGTGAGCTGCTCACCGATGTGCCCGATTTTGAAGACATGTTGTTTGACGTGACGGACGCGATCGGCAAGGGTTTTTCGTGCAGCGAAATTGAGTGGCACCGGGCGGGCAAGTGGTGGCTGCCAAAAAGCATTACCCATCGCCCACAAAGCTGGTTTGTGCTGCACCGGGGTTACCGCCAGGAGCTGCGCCTGCGCACCGGCATGGCGGTGGACGGCATCCCGGGCGAGTCGCTGCAGCCGTTTGGCTGGATCACCCACACCCACAAGGCCAAGAGCGGTTACCTGGAGCGCTCAAGCCTATTCCGCCAGCTGGTGTGGACGTATCTGTTTAAAAACTACAGCGTGGGCGACCTGGCTGAGTTTTTGGAGATTTACGGCATTCCGCTGCGCGTGGGCAAGTACCCGCCATCGGCCAGCGAGAAGGAAAAGGCCACGCTGTTGCGCGCTTTGGTGGGGGTTGGCCACAATGCGGCGGGCATCGTGCCGGAGGGCATGCTGCTGGAGTTTATCAATGCGGCCACGGGTGACCCGGCTGCGTTTGAGTTGATGATTGACTGGTGCGAAAAGAACCAGTCGAAGGTGATTTTGGGCGGCACGCTGACCAGTGGTGCGGATGGCAAGAGCAGCACCAACGCGCTGGGCAATATCCACAACGAGGTGCGCAAGGATTTGCGTGATGGCGATGTGCGCCAGCTCAATTCGACCTTGAGCCGGGACCTGGTGTATGCCATTGCCGCCATCAATGGTCTGGCGCCAGATGGCCTACGCCGGGCGCCACAGATGCGCCTCAGCGCACAGGAACACGAAGACCTGGCGGCTTATGCCGAGGCGCTGCCCAAGCTGGTGGCCATTGGCGTGCGGCCCACCGTGCAATGGGCGCACGAACGGCTTGGCATACCGCAGGCCGAGAGTGGTGAAGCGGTGCTGGGCACCCAGGCTGCTGCCACGCCACCGCTGCCGCCTGCAGGCACTGCGGCGGCATCAGCGGTGCTGCCAGCTGCCGCCACCGCCACCGCCGTTGCCGCGCCCCTGGCCTCGACCGACCCGCTGCAAGCCCAGACTGACAACCTGGTCAGAGCCAGCGCCCCGCTATGGAGCGCCATGGCTGCCCAGCTGCAGCAGCTGGTGGACACCGCCCCCGACGTGGCCACGCTGCAGCAGCAGCTGGTGCAAGCCTATGGCGACCTGGACAGCGCCGAGCTGGTTAAATTGATGGCCGCCGCCATGGCCCTGGCTGAGTTGAGGGGCATGGCCGCCGCGCGCACCGAGGT